CCTTGTGCCGGAGACTGGCGCATCAAGGCTTCGAGGCGCGCGGGGAGGCCGGCGACAGCGGACTTGACGCTTTCGATGGCCGACGACGCAGTGGTCGCTTCCCGCTGGGCCTGCGGCGCAACTTCCACGCGGCGCAAGGAAAGGCGCCGGCGCGTGACTTCACGCGGTTGCGACAGCGGCAGGCTCAAGGTGCTCATGGTCTTCTCCGTTGGAAGTGTTCGGTAAAAGCGCGTTGTCACGCGGTGTGCCGGATTCAATGCAAACCGAGGCGCCGGTTCACGATAAGAAAGATCATAAATGAGAACCGTTATCATTACAAGCGAATTCACGCCTCGTTACAGCAGCTATCCCCGGTCGATCGCCAGAGGGGGACTGTTTAGTTTGACCTAGGTTATGAAAGGTTCAAAAAGGCCAAAAAAAGCCCGGAAAGCCTTGTCTGGGGCCTGTTCCGGGATGGCGTTGAGAAAGTTATCAACAGACGTTTAATTTGACCCAAAAAATGACAGGAACCGGCGCGGATATCGCAAGAAATTCGTCCACCTTGTCACAGGTCCCGGCCAGAAAAGTGATCAGATTGCCCCGCCGACCACTTCGAACCGCCCACCGGCCCCGATTGCGGCCGGGTCAATCGTGGTGACCTCCACGCCAGCGCCAACCGCTCCCCCGTCGGCAACCTGGTCTAGCCGAAGGCGGATCGCGGGCAGCTTGCCCCCGATCGTCCCGTCCGACACCAGGATGACCAGAGGCGACGCGCCGGTATCCGTGGTGTCGACCAGCACGGCTTTGTAGTCCCAGAGCAGCGACGGCAACCGATCCAGCCATTTGCGCGGCCATGCCTTCAAGGCGGTCAGTTCGGCGGCAGCGGTAGCCGCCTCATCGGCTGAGGCTTGAGCGACCACCGCCAGGGATTCCGGTGTATAGGTGGGAAACTGCCTCGCCAGGATCTCGGGCAATTCGCCTTCCATGAAGCCGACCATCTGCTGTGCCGGCGCCTTGGGCGTTGCCGCAACTGCGGGGCCGTCGAGCCAATCGGTCCAGCGCTTTGCGAGCGCCTGGCGGTATTCAACGCCGACGGACTGCATCACAGCCGCGTTCTGCATTGGAACGGGTAGGCTCGCCAGCTTTTTGCCCAGCGCGGCATCCGGAGAAATCCAGGACTCGCCGACGTTGTGATCCCAACCAGGGTCAATGCCAACCGGCACCCGATCTGTCACCTCGCCATCGGTGTTGGTGGCGAGGCGGTATTTGACCTTGGGATCAGCGGACACCGCTTTTCCTGCCCGCGTCATCTCCGATTCGGAATACGACCGCACCGTGCAACGGCAGCCCCAGCCATTTGGCGGGTAGTGCGTGCTCCAGAACCCTGCCGTCACGGGCAGCAGCGTGCCGTGCCAGGCCCGGTGCTGTGGCCGTGTCTTGCTGTCGAGCACAGCGCGGTATTCCAAGTACGGCCGACGATCTGCGTTCTCGATAATTTGCTGCCAGCGGCCGGCCATGTACGCCGAATGCATGTTCGTGCGATAGATGACTGCTGTCCGCCAGCCGCGCGAACCCTTATAGGCCCAGCCTGACCGCTTCACGATGGAATCAAAATCCTTGCGGAACTGTGCCAGCGTCAATCCGTTTGCTTGCGCCTTCGATAGCGCGGACTGAATGTCTTTGACGACATCGAGGGGCGCGCCCGCGATCGTGAATTCCGTGCCGTGGATCGGTCCAAGCAGGTCATTCCAGCGATCAGTCGCCACAGGCAGCTTTTCGCGCAGGTTGGCGATGGCGTTGTCCGCCTTGGCGCCGAAAGACTCAACAGCCTTTGCCATTTACCGCTCCGTCGACTTCAGTTGCGCCAATGCTCGCGCACGCGCCAGGACAGCTCCAAACCACGCGAATGCCGTCATTTGATTCTCCCTTTAAAGGCCATCTAAGCGTCCGTCGAACCGCCGTTATCGGCGGTTTGGTCGACGTATCCTTGGGTGAATGACCAGACGTGTGCCTGGCGGGTCAGTTCGATCAGCGCGGCGTTGTCGAGCTGCCCAACGATCTCCACAAGTTGCACCTGGACATCGGCAAGCGACTTGCCGTCGCGTTCCGCCTGGGCCAGCATGCGAGCGATAGGCTCCAGGACGCTCTGTTCCAGGGCGTCGTCAGCGGCAAGCGCTGCGGCATCGATCCGGGAGGACTCTTCCAGCGCAATGCGCAGTTCGTCCTGCGTCGCGGAGGCAAAATCAGCCGTCTGCGGCTGGATGGGAAGTGCCGCAGGCAAGAGTGCGTCGTCCTTGTCCTCGGCCTGCGGGATATTCAATTCCTCCAGCATGGCCCGACGCGAGGGCCGAGCGCCCATATTTGCTGCGATTTGGTAGGTTTGAGCGCGGTCCTTGCCTGCCGCCGATACCTGGAAGAACTCAAGGTCGGGCGATGGCACGTTTTCGCCGAAATTGAGCGTTGTGATCCAGCGGAAGATCTTGGAAAAGCTGGCCGACGCGATATCGCGGTCCGAGTCGTTGATGCTGCTCTGCCGTTTCATCGCCGTCTCCGTGGCCGCGCGGGCGCCCACGTTCTGCAGTTCGGCGATCATGGCCTGACCGGTCAGCGCCTTCGACATTTCGCGATTCGACGCATTGATCAGCGCTTCCTGCGGAAGCATCGAGCCTGTCGTGTTGGCAATCAACAGCTCCACGCCGGTGCCTTCCGGCACCACCGCATAGCCGCCGTCCAACATCGCCGCCACCGCCTGCTCCAGCGCGTCCTGTTCTTCATCGGTGGCACCGGGGCCGTAGCGCGCGACCGGCCACGGCAAGCCGTGACGCTCGCAGAACTTGACGAAATGCCGCCAGCCACCTGTCTTGAACGTCCAGGGCCAGAAGCAACTGGACAGAAGCGCCTTGCCATACGGGTTCGCCATCGTCGCCATATGGCGCGAAACAACGAAGCGATATGGGTCTACCACAGCCCCCAAGGGCAATGCTTGGGATAGCAGCATCAGCTCCGCGTCGGGACTGAACGCGAAGCGTCTGTTCGGGCGGTCGATAACCTGAGTCGGAACCAGCCACCCTTCCCAGACACCCCAGACCAGCTCATGCACCTGGAAGCCACGGAAGATAGCCGATAGCATCTGCCACATGACTTCCAGCCAGTCGGCCGTGGGATTCGGCGCGAAATGCTGCATCCAGCGTTCGCAAAGCTCGCGCGCCTTCTGTGCCTGGGCATCCTTCTCGGCCCAAGTCACCACCCGATAGTCCATGCCGCGAAACTCGCCACGAATGGATCGCAGCTCGCCCGTCACGTGGGCATCGGCCAGGATGGATGCATACACCGTATCGGCCACGCCCATCGACCGAAGAATGGGATCCGGATTCGGCAACGTGTGCAAGCGGCCGAAGAACTGCGGATCAGTATCGGCTGCAGCGGCTTGCTGGCCCAGCACACTGCGAACCGAGCTGACAAACTTGTTGAGCATCTTGTTATTGAGGGCCATAGCCGATCACCTTGCGTTTTCCAACGCGGATTTTTGGAATGACGTGTCCAAGGCCCGAGTAGGCAAGCATGAACAGGATCTGCAGTGCGTCGGGACCGTCGTCGTGGTCTGCTTCCGGATAGAAGCGCAGCTGCTCGTTGAAAACTGTGTGCCGCTGGTGCGATCGGATCGTGGCGTTGGCAACGTGCGGCTGCATCGAAAGGATGCGCAGGTCTTTGTCGTCGCCTGGCACGACGCCGCGCGCCGGCACCGGCACGCCGCTCTGGCGGGAGCGCTTGACCAGTTCATCCTTAAAAAATGCTTGGAACTGAACCGTTTCAATGCCCCAGACCAGGCAGTGATATTCGGCCTGGAAGTCCGTGATGTGCTGGATCTGCAGATCCGGCACCCTGCGTGACACCAACGCTTCCACAACGTCCAAAATGCCGGTTCTGCGGCTCAAGCCGCCGACGAGCGTTGCCGAAGGGTCGCGGCCCTTGTTTTGCTTACCCATCGAAGGATCGTGCGCGCCGAAGAAAATCCAATCGTGGGCAGGCTGGACCCAAAACTGCAGCCCCTGGAACGGCGCGTTTTCGTCGTTCGACGGGTCGTTCTGATATTCCGAATCGAAGGCGTGGTGATCGTTTGCGCGGATCTTCATCAACGCCAACAGTGGGCGCATCGACGGCCAGGAAACCACGGCGCCGCGATCCATTGCTGCCGTGTTCGACTCATAAAAGCGGTCGGCAGCGTCTTCACCTTCATTCAGGAACTGCTCTTCCCACTTTTGCCAGAGGTCCAGGCGATCCGGCCACTGCAGGATGGCCCGGAACTTCACGGATTCCCACATAGGAC